CGGTTCTTCAACACGACCCGCTTGTTGCCAATGGCGATGCAGCGGTGGCGGACTCCATCGGTAGAAAACTCAGATGGCACCGTGCCGTGCATCTCCCAGATTTCGACCGGACGGGCGAACCGCTCGTTCTCCCGGGCCCGGTAGTCCAGTTCGTTGCGATAGGCCACCCTGCGGCCCTGGTACTCGTTTGAGGCACCACCAGAGAGCGGGTAGTCCTTGAGCCGCTTGACTGCCGCCGCGTCGAAGTAGGGGTTGGGGCTGTTGGCGTCTTCCAGCAGGTCGTCGAGGTCCGCCCAATATCGGTGGATGACCCACGACATTTCGCTAATTCTCGGCTTTCCGGGCTGCTGCCAGAAGTCAAGCCGGTCCACCACGTTCCAGACTGGGCCGTTGAACATCTCGGCCTGATACTCATGGACGACGGGGATGGACATTCCGGGGGCCACCTGCTCCAAGCGGCGAACGCGGGTCTTGCCGGTCAGATTCCGCCAACCGTAGCGGGCGATGGCGGTGCCGCCGATGGCCCCCTGAAGGAAGAAGTCAGCCGCCTTTGTGACGCTCTCGGCGTCCTTCATCTGGGCGGAGATCAGGACTTCGTTGCGTTTGGCCCGCGGGATGTCGTCGGGGGAATAACCTTCGAAGTTGACGATGGGCCACTGGCCGAAGCAGGTCTGCACCTTCCGTGCCACATCCGACTGGATCATGGCGAAGGTGAATGGGATACTGATGTTGTTGCGGAACTGGCTACGAGAACCCTGCCAGACGCCGCGGTAGGTGTCGTAGTAGCCTTGCAACTTGCTGAACACCGACTGGTTGTACTGGAGGGACTGTTGCCTGCGGCTGTCAACCAGTTCGACGACTCGTTCGTCCGATGCTTCCGGACGCGGGGCGGCGCCGGGCTTGGCCGGATAGGGTGAAGCCATTTTTGCGTCCCCCAATAGGTTCGGCGACTATGCTACGTCAACTTGACACGGGCGTCAACACGGGTTCCTCCCGCAATGTCTATCGCCGTCATCAGTCGGTTCCGCTCCAGATTCAATGTCGAGAGCCGATGTACCGTTTCCGCGTCCAAGCCCTGACCTTCCCGTGCCGCAACATTGACCCTTTCCTGCACCATAAACAGCTTAATGTTCACGATTGACAACCGATCTACGAGGTCCCCGAGGCTGTCAGCCATCCACCACCAGCCTGCTGATTACCGACAGATTCAACAGTTTACAGCAGTCGCTGATATCAAGTAATTCCCCGGTCACTGTATCCTTGACCGCGTGTTCGCCAGTCTTGGGGTGGATTTCAACCCGATACCGGCGCATGTCTACTTCGAGGCTGTCAGCCATTTGTCTCTCCATTCCGGCCACGAAGTCCGCAGACCGATTTCGGTGTCATTCAGCTGGTTGTCTCCAAGGTTGGACCAGATGATTTTAGGCGCTCCATTAGCGATGTTATCGTGGACACGAACGCAGGGCACCTTCAAGGCTCCGGCCAGCGCAACGACCGATGACCCAGCCCCGATGACCGCCCGAGACGCCTTGAGGTATTCCGCCAACTTCAGGAAGTCCCCTCCGTCATCAAATGCCTTGCCGTCTGGATAGGTCTGCAAACTGACTCCCCGATCCGCCTCGGACCCGACGAAGACGATTTCATCGAACCGCTCCTTGAGTTCCTGCCAGACAACGTAGAGGAATCTCCACAGCATCGGCGTGGCTCGCGTATGCGGACATACCCCCTGCCCATGAATGACCAATCGGTTGACTTTCTCGCCATCGGGAACCGCGAATGGAGATGTGTCTGCGAGTTCCTGCCGGTCCACCGTGATGGGCACTCCGCAGGTGGATAGGCACTCCAGAGTCAACTGCTGAGATGGGAATCCCCTCATACCAAGATGGTATACGAGTCGGCCGATTAGGTCGGAGGTCTCCAACCCGAAGTGCCACGGCTGTCCGCCACAGGAGTAGTTCTCGATGCCGGGCTTCAACTCGACCTTCTCGACGCAGGGTTGCGCGGCGAGCAGGGGGACGAGCATCTTGCACGACTTCTCATCCAGCCATGCGGTGAACTTCTGGTCGTTCTGCCTGGCCCACCAGTAGGCGACGGGAAACTGGTGGATTGCATCTCCCAACTTTCCGGGAAAGCTGAAGACGGTCTCGCTCATTTGTCCTCCGGGACACCAAGAAGGTAGCAATCATTATATACATGGCGTGCGACCCGTGTATAACCGAACTGCTTCAGGTACTCATCTGCCGTTCCCTTATCCCACGATTCCAAGATAATCATCTCCGGCTTCCACTTCTTGAGGTCGCAGCCCTTGAGTACGTCAATCTCGTTTCCCTCGACGTCAATGCACAACAGATCGAGTCGCGGGAACGCCCACTTCTCCAGCAACTGGTCGATGGTCCGGACCTTGACCTGGATTCGGCCCCACTTGTTGGTCTTGATTCCTTCGTGCTGCTCGCGCTCTATGTAATCCATCGCGGGGCGCAGCGCCGAATAGGCTTCGTGGTTGTCGAGGTTGATATGGAAGGTTTTCGACTCTGCGGGCTTCGAGTCACAGGCGCACTTCTCCACCCACGCACGCTCTTTGACGAGGTCGGCGTGGAACTCCGGGTTCGGCTCGACTGACAGTATGGTCCAGCGATGATGTTTCTCCAGTACCCATGTGGTGTTGACCGAGAATCCATCGCTCGCCCCGACGTCGATACCGTATCCCATGAACCCGGTCGGGAACTGGTCCACGATGAGTTGGGCGAGTCCGCCGTTGACTGGATAGCGTTCGTGCATCACTCCTCCTCACTCACGGGGCGCACTCGCCGGGTTTTCCGTACAACTGATCGAAACCCATGCGCTGGATGAATCCGTATCCAGCGGCACGCAACATCGGCTCCACCGAATCTCCGCCGAACTCGTTCTCGACCAGAATGAACTTCGGCTTCCAGAAGTTCAGATCGAATCCGCGCAACACCCTCGCCTCCGAACCGTCAACGTCCAGACTCAGGACATCGAGCGAGGTGAACCCGGCGATTCTCAAACAGACATCCAGCGTCAGTACCGGAACTTTGGAGGGAAACGGCGTGTCTCCCCACGGGTCTTCTCCGCCCACGCTGGTCTGGGTGTGGCGATAGACCGACTGATTCTCGTAGCATGGTTCGGAGACACTCATAGTGTCTGAGCAGGCGCAGAACAATGGCAAGTCTCGGTTCGCCATCAGTTCTTCCCGATAGCGCTGGTTCGGCTCGATGCACAGGCACGTCCACCCGGCCTGTTCCAGCCTGAGCGTGTTGCTCAGGTAGCACCCATCCAGCGCCCCCAGCTCCACGGCGAAGCCCTTGTAGTCGGGCGGGAAGTGCGCCAGCAGCCATTCGTCCTGTCCAGCGTCGGAGCCGAAGCCATCTCGCTCACAAGCTCGATATACGGTCACAGCACCAACTCGATGTGTGGTAGTGGGAACAGCAGCATGGTTCCTCTGGCGCGAACTTCAGCCTCGCGCTCCACGAACTCCTTGCGGAACGCCCATGGCAGAACGAACAGGGTTCCGGGTTTCTGTTCGCGCATCTCCTTTTCGCTGATGATCGGAGACCAGATGCCAGCCTGCATCTTTCCGTACTTCAGCGGGTTCCGGTCGGCCACGCCAGCAAACAGTCCGGGACGGTCAAGGTACTGAAGCAAGACTCCGCCCTTCGTGGAGGCTCCGTAGCCGTAGATGGGCTGAGGCAGGGCTTTCACTAGCTCAGTCATCCGCTGCTTCCAGCGTACCGCACGCTGCGAGAACCGCATGACTTGCTCTGCCGAAGGTAACAGCGAGGAGTCTTGAGGCGTGGCACCTGACACTTGACTGGCGGCATGTGTCGCGGTGACTCTGACGCTACCACCATTGACGTCGTTGCTCGACACACGAAGAATCTTCAGGCCGTACTTCGCGTACAGGGCTTCAAGGTTGACCATGTCGTAGTAGACATTGTGTTCGTGGCATACCCCATCCCACGAGTTGGACTCAATCATGGTGGCGGCATCGTTTAGCTGGTTGATCCAGATACCTTCCGGGGCTAGGCAGCGCACGATGTCGCTAACGAACCGGCCCGGATCGTCCAGGTCATAGAACATGGCGGCAGACGTGATGACCTGACAGTTAGTGTATCGCTCATCGCAATGGAAGTAGTCAGACATGACATCGTCGGCTACCTGCTTCAGTTCTGACTCAAGGTTCAGCGCCGGTTCACATGCAATGCGCTTGAACGTCTTGGGGACGAACTTGAGTAGGGTTCCGTCGTTGGCGCCGATATCCAGCCACTTTCCGCTTCGGTGCCACTTCAATCCATCTTGGGTAAGGTCAAGCAACGCAGTCTGCATCGACAAGTTGACTGATGAGCGATACCAGTATTCGCGGTACACCAGATCGGCGTCGATGGAGTCGTGTAGCTGGAGCAGTCCGCAGGTCTTACAGCGTGCCAGTCTCAGAGGGGCCTTAGGCAGCTCTGGCTCGCGGTCCTGCATGAATCCAGTAGGGACGAAGCGTGGAAGGTACTGGTTTCCTAGATGCAGCACACACTCAAGCGGTCCTTCGCACACGCGGCAGGTGGTGCGTTCGGTGTAGATGGGCACGGGGTTCTCCTAACGCAGCGGGGGTCGGGGTACGGTTTCCAGCCATTCCTGGTCGGGGCCGTCGCGGAAATCGGACTCCTTCAGTCCGGCGATGGCAAGGCCAGTAGCTCCCGGATGCCACGGGGCCACGCTTTGACCAGCCTTCCGCATGACATTGTACAGCTCGGGTACGAACGCATCGGCGGCGGCGTCGGCCCAGTCGATCTTGATGCGTGGGTTGACTCGGTACTGTCCGATGCGGGACATCTGTTCAATGAGTCGTTCCATGCCTGGCGAGCCTTCCACCAGACGGACGTGTCCATCGACCCAGTAGGAGGTAGCTGCTCCAAGTCTCAGTTCCTTCTTGGTTGAGTGCCGGTGAATCTCGTAGAACGGCGGCATGGATTCGTTGGCGTCGTGGAAGTAGGACCGCAGAGCAATCGGCCAAGCGCCCTTCACTCCCGCCATAGCGATCTCCGCCGTGATGCCCTTGATTCGGCGTCCCTGACTTCGATAACGCTGAACGGTAGCTACCAGACGCTTGGCGAAGTCCTCTGCTCTCCAGGTCGGAGAACCGTAGCCCTCGATGAAGTAGACATCTCCCGAGCCACCGCGGGAGTAGCCCCAGACGATGTAGACGGTCTCGTCCTTGTTGGCCTGCTTGCTGCCGTCCCATAGAGCAAGGTCGGTGGTGATGCCGAAGGTTAGGGCCGACCACGGGACTTCCTTCGCGGGGATGACACACTGGCGAAGTTGCTCACGGGTGATAGGGTTCAACTCTGACAGGGAGGGGTTGTTCAATACCTGCGCGGCGTAGCGAATGGGGTCGGTACGCTGGTAGTCCTTCATCCTCCGATCGGGCCAGACTTTCGGCGTGGTAGGTACTCCGTCCTTGTCTCGTCCCGCCAAGAAATACACGTTCCAGCGCCCATCTTCCGCTGGAGTGATCGAATCAGTCTCAATGCCTTCCAGAGACTTGACTCCGTCTGCTGAGAAAGCAATTCCAAAATGATCCTCGTCGTCGTACCTGGTGCCGACCCACACGACGAGGCCATCACTTTGGATAACGGGGATGAGCGACGAGACTTGGGAATTGACAGTAGCAAGCCAGTTCGAGTCCGACTGTAGGCGGTCGTATGAGATGGGGTCGTCGTAGAAGATGGCGTCCGGGTGAGAGCCGACGATGCTCGTTTCGACCGCGAAGGTGCCCAGCGACGGGTCTTGTCGGCTGGTGTTTCGGCGTGCGGCATGAACGACCTCCACTCCGGTCCAAGTCCTTGCTCCGGCAGACCAGTTTCCATACAGCCGTGAGAACAGGGCGTGCGGGTCGGAGCCGTCGAGTACCGCCTTGATGGCGTTGAGCATCTTGCTGCTCAGGGCACGACCTTCCGCTCCGGTGTAACTGCTCATCTCCGGGTCGAGGACGTGGAGCCATGCCTGCCCGGCGCGGGTGATGAGCGTGGTCTTGCCCAGTTCTCGGTGAACGACGACGGCGAGGTGGAGTTGGTAGCCTTCTCCGGCGGTGCGGGCTTCATGCCACTTCAGGACGTGGCCTTGGAACCAGTCGGCAAGCGGCTTGTGGATGGCTTCGTCAATCCACCGCTGGCCCTTCGGGTTGCTACCGGCGCCGAAGGCGAGCAGGAAGAAGGTCCAGAAGTCTCGGCGGCAGAGTTCGCGCAGGAGTTCCAGTTCGGCGTCGGAATCCCACGGTGACTGCACGAACGGGGTCGGAGGCGGGGTTGTAGCCCTTCCCCTGTGCCTTTGCCCTCGGGGGCGGGTATCGCGGCAGCCACGGCAGATGGTGCGGGGGCGTCCGCGTTCTCCGGTCTGGGTCAAGACCTTCCCGCAGATGCGGCAGGTGCGGACGTCAGGCAACGTCATCGGTCAGCGCCTCAATTTCCGCTCTTGCCGAACGAACATCGAGGATGAGTGCGCGGATGGTGCAGGCCATGTTTCGTTCGGTCAGGTTGTTTCCCGTTCGGTTGCACAGGGGGTCGTGGTAGATTTTCCACAAACCTTCCAGCATTTCGTCGGAGAGGACTCTTTCACTCATTTTCGTCCTCGTAGCCGCTCTGGCTAACGGCTTCTTCCGACTTGACGGCGGCGGCTTCGGCGGCGACTTCCTTACGTCTGCGTTCGACGAAGATTTTGGTGGCGGCGCGCTGGACCCATTCCATTTGAGCTTCGGGTCCGGCCCCAGATGGGTAGCCCGGAGGGACGCCGCCCTTGGCGGTTTCGGGGAACATGCGGTTGTACTGCTTCAGAGTCTTGAGGTTCTTGATCTTCTGCTTGATGAACGGACCCAGTTCTTCGAGTTCCTGTTTGTCGAAGGTGGGGGTGCGTTCTGACAGTGGGTAGGTCTTGCGGTAGGCTTTGCGGCACAGTCGGGCGCCCGCGCCTTTCATCAGGCGGGAGAGTCGTTCGACGACTTCATCGTCGCTGAGAGGAGGAGGGATGGCGGCGGTGGAGGTATTGAACGACATCAGCAACTTCATCGCACGCAGGCGGTCTTTGGACTCGGTATCGCGGGCGATGTCGCTTACGGC